TCTTGAGCTGCCACCTGTTGAGCCAGTGCCAAATTCAAAAATGCTACGCCTTGCGTATGCACAGCCAGCGCGCGCGCTTGCGCAACCTTGGCATTGGCTGCAGCAAGGTCGGCTCTTGATGCTCTGAGCGTAATGGCTGCGCCTTCAGCCTCTGCGACTGCGCGCCTCTGGATGCCTATCGCTAGATTGTTGTCAGCCAGTATTTGCGCATGAGTGGCTGCAACGGCCTTGGCTCTTGCAACTGCTGCAGCGCCCATAGCCGTAACAAATTTAACGCCAACAACAACTGCAAGCGCGCCCGTAGCGGTAGCCAGTGAGTCAAGATTCTGCGCAAGGAAAACCACCGATTCACCGGCAATAGAAGAAACCGCAGCAATTTCATTTGCGGACGAAACATATTCAAGCGCGAACGTTCGCGCAAGTTCTGCATTTTGTGAAAATGTGCGAGTGGTGATATCAACCAACCGCTGCGCCTCAGCTGAATACCCTTCAAATGCGCCAATCAATATTTCAGCGGTAATTCCGCCTGTGGCCGCAAAATCACGCAACGCCCCACGGGTAATCCCAAGGTGGCGAGATACGGCATCAAGAATACGCGGCGCGCCTTCAGCCACGGAGTTAAATTCATCGCCGCGCAATACACCGGACGCAAAACCCTGGTTCAATTGCAAAATTGCGGCGGATGCGGCGGCAGCAGATTTACCGCCAGCCAAAAACAAATTGTTAATGGTTCGGGTAACGCCGATAACCCGCTCTTGATTTATTCCAAGGTCTTTTGTTGATCTGGTTATTTCAGAATAAAGGCGAGCAGTTGCATCGAGAGATGACAGGGTATCTTTTGAGAGAGAGATGATTTTAGATTGCGTAGAAACAAGCTCAGCCTGCGAATCACTAACCCCGGTCAGCACATTCTCAACATTAGTCCATGCATCGGAATAGGCAATAACGTTGGCAGTTGCTTGCACCAATCCCATGCCCGCAATAGCGCCACCGAGAATTTTTGTCGTAGATGAAAGCTTATTGAATGACTTGTCGGCATTGGCACCAGACTGCGACATGCGATCAAGATTTCTCTGTGCATCAACCGCATCTCTCGAATCAACACCAAGGCGCAGGTAGGCGGTAAAATCAGTCATGTACAATCCTCTGGTTTTGCGCGCCTACCGCGCCCGATGTTATTTCCCGCGCAATTTTTGCCGCAGTAGTTTTGCGTGTGCTTTTTTCATTGCTGGCGTCATTTCTGGCGTGTACGGTGCGGGACAGTTTTCATCATCAGATGCACGCACTTGCGCGACATATTGCTCTGACAAAATCCGGACTGTTTCCGCTTCCCATGCCGTTAATCTGACTCCGGTTGCAGATTGGTACGCGCTAATTTCAGTCCACGGTAGTGGCTCAATAGCTGCATAACCCATCACCGCAACACCGAGAGACCGAAGCACCGACAAACAAAAATCAGAGCCTTCAATCTCCGGCAATTCCTTCATAAACTCTGGCAATGTTTTTGAAAAAATCCTTTTGTCGCCAACTGTTTCTTTGCCAGACTTATCTTTAACTTTTGGTGCCGAACTAAGCCAAGCGTCTTGCCTTATGTAGACGATCCAGCTTTGTCGGCATTGGGCAAAAAATTGGAGCGCTTCGTGATTCGTGCCCACATCTGGTCACGCATGGTCGGCAGGCTGGTAAAGAATTCACGAATATCAGCGCGGTCACTGGCGTATTCTTTCTCGCCAATAAAGCAATTTTCCAACCTGGCGCAGCACGCAATAACCTTTTCCAGTTTTTCGTCATCTTCCAAATCTTCAAATTCATCGGACTTGGATTTTTTTGAATTCGCTTTTACGAAATTGGCCTTTGCCTCTGAGTGCGCGCGCTTGTATGCGGGGGAATCTGGACCAAACATTACCGCACCAGCATCAAGCTCTTCGCCTTCCAGATTCAGGAACGGGAAATAAACGCCTTCGGTGGATTTTTTTACGGTGTCGAGTGCGGCGAAGTCATAGCCGCGTTTTGCAGTATTTTTGTCAGTCATTGGTAAAGCCTCTGTCAGTAGGATTTGTGCTGTCAGTGTTTTAATAAGACCCCCGGCGAGCCTGACAGGACACCAGCCGGGGGAATGTCTTTCGACTCGGTTAGATCAGCGCGAACGTTGCGCTAACGGTGATGTTTGCACTTACGGCCGTATCGGTACGCGGGTTTTCAGTGGATGCATCAGACCAGCTTACGAACTCATACAAGTTTGCAGGAGCCGCATACACTGCAACGCCATCTTCGCCATCTTCAACGGTTTGGATAGCGTCACCAACAATGCTGCCGTTGGCATTTGCGGTATAGGTCAGCGTCCAGATATCAGTTCCCGCTTTGGTCACGATGCCACGGTTTGGCGACATTATGAAGTTTGCAAACATGAAGCTGTTCGCTTCCAGCGCGCCGGAAGTGAATGAAGAAACGGTGCCGGTTTGGAAATCAACAGAGCCATCAGGATAGTGAATAGCGAATGAGTAAACCTTGCCTTTATTGGCGCCATCGAAACCGGCTTTAATCAACTGGTGAACAACGTTGGTTTGAACATGGCGACCCATTTGGATAGTGCGATCGTTGTAGCTGATTGCACCGGTACGCTTAACTTCTACGCCCGTTTTCAGCGGGACATAGGCCTGCACAGCGCCGGTACCGCCACCCTCGCCGATATTAACAACGTCGATAACTTCAGCCGACCAGGTTAAAGCCTCATAACCGGCAACATCGAAAGTTGTTGGTTCGCCGAGCACTACTTTTAGATAACTGCCGACGCCTAATTCTGTTTGATCTAAAGACATTTTGTAGCCCTCTTAACTAATTGCGCGGCAGTACCGCAGTAAAAAAAACACGTAAAACAATTTTGTACCAGCTGTCTTCATTAAAACCTTTATCCGCTGATCGGCTGGTAACTGTTAATTTTTGCCCATCATTCACAAGGCGCAAACCAATCTTAAAATGCACCCGGATTTCGTCGGCTTTGTTTTTTGCATCCCACGAAAGGCCATCGGTCGGGTATCGCAAAATCACCTGAAAAAATCCGTCTGTCTGGTCGCTATCGTTTAATGAAAGCGCAGTTTCATCATTCACAAAACTGCTTATTTCTGCGTACGCAGTGCCAGCAGTTGGATCAAATCCATTGTTCTCATACGCAATCGGCAGCCCAAAATTGCCATCAATAAAATGCTGTACAAGTGCCTGCTCTAATTTCGCGGTCATACGCCTTTTGCTCTCTCGCGAATAATGCGGCCAATTCTTGCAATGGTTTTGCCGACCATGCCATCCAGTTCTTCCAGCTTGCCAATGTATGGCAAGTTGTTGGTGATGATCATCAGCGACTTTGGTTTTACTGCGCTCACCATTTTGGCTTTTGTGCTTGCGCCTGATTTGTCCGTAGTTTCAAGATCGCCACTTGCCGGTGTAGTCGTAGTCGTCTGCCAGTTTCCGCGCGCTCTACCGGTATCTACGCGGGTGTTATCAATCACGGAATTAAATACATCAATCGTTATCGCCCGCTGCACCTGATCTACTTCTGCGCCCATTTGCGCTGCGATTTTTTTCAGGTCGCTGGCAAAACTCACAATTCAAAAACCCAATTGAAAATTGCATGAACACTGCCGACGCGACGATAAATAAATTTACCGAAGATCTTAAAGTAGCAAACGTCACCAGCTCTTTTGTATTCTGCAATTTGGTTGTAGTGGTGATTTATCATTTGCGAATCCTCGTAAAATAAACCAAAGGCGTACCAGCCGGATTACTCTCTACTATTTCCTGAATCGCCCAGCCTGCAAACTTGTCAGTCATGGCCGGGGCAAACGTGTCATCAGTAATCAGCACTTTATCGCCAGCCTTTATGCGAGTGCCATCAATCAGATTTGATTTGATCGGCACAATCACGCCTTTTGGCGAATGCGTTGATGTTGTTCCTGGCGTTATCACCACACCGGTTGCTGGATTTTTTACTTCCCCAGTAACCCGGGTGAACGCGACCGGTGCGCCGAACTCATTAAGCAAGTCGCGCGCAACCGTGGCCATCTCATCGTAAAAAGCCATTAACGGCGCAGCTTGCTTGCTTTGGAAATTGTTACTGGGTATGAGGCTGCTGCAATGCCACTGATAACGATACGGCTAACGCCAAAGCCTTCAGCAATTAATCCAGCCTCGCCAGTGCCAGCAACTTGGGCAACCGTCTTCTGCGCGCCGCTGCGGGTGGTAACGACAATAGTTGCCGCGTCTACGTTAAATCCATCAGCATCAATCTGATACCCACCATAGTGGCCAAGATCATGCGTATAGCAGTCCAGCGTGTCGCCAGTACCCGTAGAGGTCCACGTAATCGGCTCACCAATAATTGCTGTCTGTGACATAAATAAATTCCTATGCGCGAACTAATGGAATACTGAAAAGTCCGCTACGGTTTAGTAGGCTATTGAGTAGTGCATCAGCGGTGCTAGTGCGGCTAAGCTTTTGCCCGGTGCTATCCGACACTGCGTAAGTAACATCGACAGCACCTTCAACACGCGCGCGCTTTTTAAGGATGTTAGGGTTAGCCGATGGATTCCACGGATCAAACCCGGCATTAATATCGAGCGCCAATTGCTGCTGGCACAGGATCACGTTGCGCGGTATTTCTGTGTATGACCAATCCCATCCATCAATCACTAAGCCAGTGCGCGGGTATGCCATTGGCTGATCACGCTGAACTCGCTCGCCCTTTAAATTCGCCTCATGCTGTCCAATAAATAATGCAGCCTTGGTTAGCTGCACATCAGCCGCGTCAGTATCGGCAATGGTAATGCCGAAACTAAGCGCAAACGTGATGTAATCGGCGCGGCTAACGTATGTGTTAGCCCCTGGATTTGATAGGTCGCCGGTCTCAACGATTAGCGCCATTACTCGGTTTTCTCAGCCTTAGCAGCAACACGAACAGCCAATTCTTTTTCAATGGACTCAACCAATCCAGCGCGCGGTTTTGCGTCAGCCTTTTCAGCTTCCAAATACGCCGCCAATTCCTCATCAGTTACCGCTGGCAAATCCTCAAGGATTTTCGCTACCGAACGATTAAGAAAAGTGTTTTCTACTTTCGTTGGCACAAGCGGCTGGTGAAACAATTCATGCACGCCATCAACAAAATCTTCTTTGTTAATCACAACGCCATTTTCGTGCCCTTCTTTAGCCCAGCCTTTTACCAATACTGTTTCTGTCATGATAATTTTCCACTGTCAGTGAATTTTTGGCGCGTCTTGGTGACCGCGCCTATTTGGGTTAGCCGAGCAGCAATGCAATGGCTTCTTTCTTGACCGGTGCAACACCCCACGCCAGTGCAATCTCGTATTGCATTTGACGGTATTGGGCGTACATCGACACCTCAAAAGTCAAGCCGCTGATTGGATCGGTAATCAGCATACGGTCAACCGCAGAGTCACCACCCAAAGGCAATGCAGGCGCGCGAGTAGCAATACAAATTGCATTGCGATCAAACGCCATAGAGCGGGCAGAGGTTGCGGACAGAGTGATGTTGGTAGCCGATGCAGCAATTGCTTTACGCAAGCCAGGAGCCTGAATAACAACTGTGCCACCGCCAGAAATATCGGTATCACCAGTCACAACAACGTATTTGTTGGCATCACCAGCAATGGTCAGCACGTCGCCAGCCAAAATTGTTCCGGTACCAGCAGATGCCAGAGTGATGGTAGTCGCGCCAATCGCATATCCAGCAGCGTTAGTGGTGCCAGATGCGCCAGTACCAGCGGTGTGGGTTTTAGCTTGGCCTGATTCGCGGATTTGGAAGCCGTGAATGTCAAGCAGTACGCCACGACGCAGCAATGACTGATCATCAGCCTCGTTAGCCTTGGACAGCTGCCCAAGTGTGCGCATATTTGCGCCGGCACCGGTATCAAGTACCAGCTGCATGTCAGAAGTCCATGCGCCGTTGTCACTCAGGATTTTGCGCAGTTGCGCGGTATCGCCCAAGTTGGTAGCAAAAGGAGTGGTGCCAGCGGTGCCATAAGCGCGAGAAGCATAAATATGCAGGGCGGCAATATCGGCCTCAAGCTCGTTGGTAAGGGTGCGCATTGCTTGTGCAAACTGGTCGCGCAGAATGATATTGAACTGTGCGCCGTTGTTGTCCACGCCAAGACGCTCTTCACCGTTCCAGCGAACTGGTACGCGGCGAGCCTTGGTGATTTGCATGGATACAGAGCCGATAACTTGATCGCCATCGTTAGGAGGGGTTACAGCAGGAGTAATATCGGTTGCAACAGCAGGAGGCGCAACAGGAGAAGTAACTGTTTGGCCTACAGCGGCACGCTCGAAAGTCATATCAGAGCTTACAGCAGGAATAAAGCCTACAAGCTCACGCAACACAGTGTCGCGAGCGTTATAGAGTGTTGGGATTAAGCCAGTAAGGGTGTTAGCCATTTTGGAGCCTCAGTTAAAAAATTAAATTTTTAGCCGAGGCATAAAGAAAAAGTCCGCGCCCGGCAAAGATATAGAGAATCATCATTGCGAGCCACGGACTCGGGGTAAAGTCACGGACTTATACCACTAATGTGGATATAGTAGTCCGGTTTTGTAAATTGGTCAACTAGCCGTCAACAACTGTGCCTTTTTTGGACAAGAAAGCGGATTGCTCTGCTGGTGAAGCCTTGCTGAATTGGGCCCGAGTCATGGTTAAATTGCCGCCGCCAGGATTTCCACCAGGACTGCCTGCACCACCAGCACGACTACCAACAATCAATGGCGCAAGATAAGGCGTAGCCTTCAATTCCTTAACCAAGTCATCAGGCGTCATTGCAGAAACATTGCCTTGTGCATCAAGCACCCGGGTAACCGCTTTACCGTCAACAATTTCTGACTTCAGGCGCGCACGCACGTGAGGCATCAAAGCTGGTGCGCAACCTTCCATCGCGATAGTGTTGCAAATTCCTTGGGCGGTAGATCCGGCGGTCAATTCCTCAACCATGCCGCGATAGGTTCCGACCTCACTGGCAAGCTCTGTTTCGCGAGACGCGTACTTCTCACCCCAAGACTTTTCCAACGCCTGAATGTCACCAGCAGCAGCGGCGGCTTTGCGGGCATTTTCACCAGCCAGCTTTTCCTGTTCTTTGCGGTGCTTTTCGGCCTCCTGGTTTTTCTTTTTGAATAGCTCGTTTTCTTCGCGCAGCTTTTTTGCGTCAGCAGCATCGCGGCGGATTGCGTCAAGGTCTTCGGTTTCGGTAGTCTCAGTGGTTTCGGTAGTTTCAGCTGCCTCTGCACCAACGCCACGACCTAAGTGTGGATTCTGCTCCCAGTAAGCACCCCAAAGAGGGGAGTATGGGTCGGCTGGTCTTGCCATTGGAGACTCGCCAGAACCAGAGCCAATAAATCCACCAGATCCGGGGCCAATCAGTTTTTTGCTAATCATGCGTTTTTTCCTCTTTCCTGTCAGTTAAAAAATCTATTCGCCGCGATTAATCATCGCCAGCAAGGATTCGTCTTTAGAGTTTAAGTAGAATTTAATGTCGTTCGCCCAAACAAGTCCGGATTTAAGCTTTATAGTAAGCACGGTTTTATCGAATCCAGAGCCAACCAACGGAGCGGCGCGCTTGATTAAGTCATCGAATACAGCCGGATCAACCAATTTATTAATATCAACCATTCTGTTTTTCCCTTCCATTTTGCCAATGACTGGCATTTCGTTTATTATTTTCTTTCTCGTCATTACTGGATTTCTTCTCTAAATCCTTATCTGTTAATTCATCTGTTATCATCATGGTATAATATTTAGTAAAACT